CTGCGCTGTTTCCGGCTCTAATTAAGTAACGCGCCCCATTTTTAAATCTGATCTCTTGACTTCCCTTTGATTCAAACTTCTTAGCAAAGTTCTCTTGCAAGATATGTGAGTCATCGATCATTTGACCAACCTTGAAAAATATCTCAGCCGATGTTGTTAGCTTGTGAGCTGTTGCCAAATGCATCTTCTCACCTAGTCGATAAATGCCAAACAAGATTCGAAGCGCCATGAATGTTGACTTGCCCTGTTGTCTCGGTAACATGATCCCGACCAATGGATGAGCCCACCTGGTATCGGGTTTGTACTTTAAGCTCTCGATTGCAAGTAGTTCTTGCCAGGGTAGCAATGGAAACCCGATCTCTTTGCAGAAGTCGATCATCTCTTGCCCTCTTGAAGGTAAATCTAGGCTTGGAGACATGATTCTGGGTGTTTGAGACCCATAACGCACTTCCAGCCCCCCTCTTTCAACCGATGTGAGCCCGATAGAGCCGTTTTCAACCGTCATGACTAGTTCTCATCCATTTCGAGCTGATAGTGGCTTGATGACTCGTTTTCAGGGTAAATAGAACTAAGGGGGGTCATTGGTGTCTTAGGGCTCTCAAAAAACCTACCCCCTTTGCTTCCATTGCATCCTGAGCATAATACTTGCAGATTATTTAAGTTATCATCACCGCCTAAGCGTCTAGGTACGATGTGATCTACTGTAAGCATCTCTTCTGTGCCACACAATTGACAGCATCGATCCCGATTGATTACTTGTTGTCTAATCCTACGCCACTTAGTTGTTCCACCTTTAGAGGTTAGGGCTGATCTACTCAATGCCATCCTCTATCCTGAAAGTGTTTCCATGCATTACATGCTGATCCATTATAGCGATGATCTAGATATCTTTGATGTAATTGTATCTGTTGCATTGGATTCATATCTTTAGCTATTGGATTCTTTATCTGTAGTAATCCATATACATAAGACTTTGTTGGACTAGATAGATTGCCAACCGCTTTGTGATTCCATGCAGATTCTTTTGCTATTAAAAGCTTTATGCATTTAGCTTCATGCTTAGGCATTGTCGCATTTATGTATTTTCTAGGGTCATTTTTGAAGGCATCTATTTGCCCTGTATTAGCATCATACATTGGTGATAATAGAGTTATCCCAATAGCGATGGCTACCGAGCGAGCTATCCGCGAGCGGCTCGCTCTGTGCCCCTTATGGGCACTAGCCCTGAGAGTACCGTACATGTCAAACTCCTTACTATAAGTGCTGGTCAGACGGCGTGTCGATTAGTCCTTGCCCCATCCTTTACCCTTGAAGTGAATTGGATTAGCTGTAATCATCTTTGACATAGGTTCATTGCAGTAAGTGCATAAGACTACTGGTCGATTGTGCCATCCATGATTGATCTCTTGACTGAGATTGCATCGTGTGCATTTGTAGTCATAGGCTGGCATGTTAAACATCTCCTGATCTTATATGACCCACAGACAGTACAACGGTCGATGTCTGACTCTGTAGGTTCCTTATCCAAGTGACCGTATTTTAATATGAGTAGTGGCAATAGATCAGCTAATCGGATGATGGCGCAATACTCAGCAGCATCTTCTCCTTGTCCATTTAGCCGTAAAACTCCGAACCCTAACTCCCCAGTCTTATCGGTCCGAGCTTTTAATTGTCGCAAATAACTGAGAGGCTGGAACGCTGTTCTAGATTTCACCTCGCAGTCAAAAGGAACATTGACAATATCCTTGCCACTACCCCTTCCGACAGTTGCGCCTTCCCACACAGTCGATAGGTACTGTGCTACAACACGCTCTGTACGGAACCCTCTTGCCCGTCTTGAATTAGCCATTTACCGCATGACATTTACGGCATTGCCAAGCGCCAACTACAGGCTTTTCTTCTTTAATGACAATGTTAGCCACAATATCTCTAGCTTCTGTAGGCTCATTACATAACTGGCAGTTGATGATTTCAATGAATGGAATGTCATCGAAGTTAACCCATCCACCTAATCCATCTGCATTGTGTATCTCAATGTAACCCATTATGCTCTCGCCTTCTGTGGTTCCCAGGTTCCTTGACTAGATAACTGATACCAAATTGTTGGACACTTCGGCTCTGATCCACCAACCCCAATGTGCTTACAGAAGTATCCACCCCATGCTCGCCCATTCTTGTTGCCATCCTTAAACTCACGATCACCATGCTTACAGCTTGGAACCACCTTTTCTGTTCCAAGTATTTCTGCAACTGTGTTAAGAGCTGCATCGATAGTTACTGGAGCCGGCACTTCCTTAATAGATTCATCTTGTTCACCAAATGGTGTAGTCCAGTAATCCTTTTCAACTGTAGGAGCAGGAGCCTTAACTACCTTTGTCATCTCTTCCCGGCTTGGACGCTTTCCTTTAGGCGCATAACCTGCATTTGCAAGCGCTCTGCCGATCGCCGAAGTTTCACAATTCTCCAATGCTGAAGTCTGATTAACCCCTCGACTAGTAACTGTCTCTTCAGCCAACCCAGTTGCCCACGCAACACCATCTGTAGCAGTTTTGAATAGATACGCCTTAACAACATATCGATTACTTTCGATAACTTCCAATTCAGTTGAAATACGAAAATCTGGATAGTCCTTAATAAATTTCTCAAGTCTCACCTCTACTGGTTCATAATCAGCTAAATTAAACATAATCCTCATTCTCCTCTGTTTTAAGTTCGCAGGCTAATGCGAGATAAGCGCAGGCATCGATATAGGAATCGAGATGTCCGGGGGATTCTTGGATTCTTGATAGTTTGACTTCGACCATTGCAAGGCAAGCTTCGTAGTCCTTGATTGGGAAATTAAATAGATTGGATAACCGCTTAGCGATCCGATCTTGGTTGACTTTCGGATGACCGTAGATTGCACCACGATCTTGCATGACATCGGTTGCGCTAAGCAAGACTTCACGGGCTTTCATTCTTGCCAAAATTCTTGGCGATTAACTGCTCTACCTCGATGATAGCCTTCTCGAAACCCACGCTTGTAATTACCTTCTGAAACATGTGCATAAATTAATCCAACCGCTAAAGGAAAGAGAAGTACAGCTGCACCGATTATTTGATTGTCTGTCATTTGGCTGCCATTTCTAGCAACTCAGAGGAGATCATTGCTGGTGCAATGTCGTTGACTACTGTGTAAATCTTGCCATTCGGATGTATCGATGGCGCTGCTGCTACATACCCTTTATGTTTGATATCAATACCAGAGTCTAATGATCCTCTAAATGACAATAATGGGCTTGCTTCATAATAGTAATGAAAGCCATCACCTGTCTGAACTGTGTAGGTCTCACCAAATTCCTCTAATACCTCGCCACCATTTCTAAAATCAACATCAAAAACTACTAGATTAGATGTTATGCAGGCAATTCCAATATTGGCTGTTGGATCGACATCAAACCAAAACTCGATAAGAGCTTGATCTGTAGTAGCGCCTAAATAGGCATTCTTAATCAAATCAAAATGAGGGTCTTTTTTCTTACTTTTTAATGGCATTACTGCCCAACCTTTTTGTGCGTATTCTAATGCGGCTTGTTTTGTGCCTATCGTTGTATTCATTTATTGCTCCCTATCGAACTAACACCTTCGGTTAGTTGCAGGTTTAGTGTTGCATAGATTTAGCGAATTGTCGCTCTTCCGGCGTGTCGAAATGGAGAAGCTTCAGACTCATCCACCGCATCATCCAATGTGCGCCTGACCGGGAAGATATCCCTAACGAGGTCGTCCATAGACTTTACCGTTTACTATAAATGTGCCATTCTTTTCAATGTAAATAAGATCAACTTGGACATTTTTGTTATGAATGTACATAATTGCAAAAGCCTGTTGCCAATTAGCCGTTCCTCGGGTATATGCAGCCTGTTTGAAGTCCATTAGGTTACCTACCTCAACTCCATGCAAAACACGCCCCATTCGGCCTCCTATGGCTTCTGAGAACGATGTCCTGCCAGCGCGATGCGTGTGACCAGAAATGATATTGGTGCCCGTCCTGCGTGATGCTTCCAATGCGCTCAGACCGCCTTGAGATTTGATTGGTGTGTGATCGCCATGAACCGCCACCCAATTAGGAGCTAGTGGCATGGGCTTTTTCCAAAAGGTAATCCCAAGCTCATCAAACTTCATGAATTTTTCAAAGCGTAGTTCTGGCAACGATAAGAATGATGGGATTTTCTTCATGATGATGTTATAGAGGCGATCTGTGTGATTTGACCTAATGCAGTCAGTAACGCCTAATTCCCATAACAACTCGACACAGCGATCACGATCATCGCCTAAGGTCTGCTCATAAGCGCCCGGGGTTCCATCTGACCATTTGCTAATAGTCTGAAAATCGATCTCATCGCCAATAGTGACAGTTTGATCTGGCTTGAAGGTTTGTAAGAATTTAGCAATGTTGCGTGTTACATGAACATCCTCAAAAGGTACTTGAAGATCAGACAGTATAACTATTCGCTTAATCGTCATCCTCATCTTCGTAATCGCCGAACCTTTCTGGATCGACTGGAGATGGCAAAATCCACGCAGGATAAGCTGTAGGCTCAATAATGATTGCTAATGCTAAATCAACATCCATACCTGCTCTACGCAATGCTCGATACATCTCTTGCAGGCTAATAGCCCAAGCATCAAGAGCTGTGTAAGTGTCTAGGTCTATAACCTTTTTTCTTGCCATGTGCTAATTGTCACTTCTCTAAGAGTCGGATTATGGTTTCGACACGCGCTGATAGCGCAGTAACTTCGTCTCGCAAAGATGACCCTGAATTGGGTTTAAGTTCGTTTAGGTAATGCTTTACTAACCAACGCACCGAGCCAATAAATGAACCAATAACGGTCGTAGCAGCAACAGCAAGAACCGCCATGTCCTCCACAGTCATTATCTTTTAGGTGTGGCATAACCGAACACGCCTGATAGTACCGACCAAAGGATTGCACGATAATCAACATCAAAGTTGGTTGCTGACCAAGCTGCTAAAAATGCTCCTGCTGCAAGGAATAATGGATTCTTGATTTTCATACTTTGCCTCCTAGAAGTGGGATTTGAAAAAACGAACGATCTTCATCGCCAGCCTTTGTGAAGCTGATATGAATGTGCTTGGTGTGAGGGTTTGTACCCCTGTATTTGATCCAGCGCCAGAGTGTTCTTTTGCTTGCAATTTTTTTATCAAAAATGACATATGCAATTCGCTTGCTTGATTTGGCGTTAATTCGTATCTGATCGGCAAGGTAATGAGCTGTGGCATTTTTCCCATCGAGAGAAGCATCGAGATCGAAAGCACGGATGTACCCTGTATCAGGGCAAGGGTTGTGATCGCTCTTCTTGGTGGCGTGTCGTGCATCTCCGATGGTTCCGTCAGAACGACGGTCTCTGTCAGGATAAGCATCATCCGCCTGCTCTCTAAATTGAATTACAGATTTACTTAGTCGAGCTTTCATCCAAGTAGGATTGCCGCTTCATCGGCAGTAAGACCTAAGCGATCAAGGATTGCTGCGCGAGCAGTTTCTTTTGCTTTAACTTCGGCTTTTAATGCTTTGTCATCTTCAACATCTTTGAGATACTGAGCATATTCATCTTCATTCATTTCACGATTAATAATTTCATTAGTATCTGTGTTGTGAAAACTTACCATTGGGCGTGTTGTTGTTTTAGGCATTATTTAACTCCGTAGATTTTAACTGTTCCGACATTGGATGAGTTGGCTAAAATTGTGATGCTGGTAATTGCCCCTGATCCTTCATAAAATCCATTTCCAAAACTCCAGTCCGCAAAAGTTCCGCGTGTAGCTCCGCCCCAATATTGAACTATTTTGTCATCTCCCGTGCTGTTTGGATTATGAATAGTTACAACAAGATTTGCTGTATTGGGTGAATCTGCTGAAATACTTGTAAAATAAGAGGATTGATTGGCATACCACAAATAATCAGGAGCAGTTGAGCCCGTAGCAGAACCATTTTTCAAATATGTTTGATTGCTAGAACTGTAATTGTTTCCTGAATCAGAATTAAATCTAAATCGCAAATAATCACCGCTATTATTGGTATCTTCTATTTGAATGTACAAATAATTGTATCCAGTCGCGGTAATGCTTATTGTGTTACTTGTGCTGTTTAATGTGGTTGTACTAAGTAAAGTCATGCCTCCTGCTGCTGGCGCTCCCCATTTTAAGCCTGTGGCTGTTGAACTGTCAGCAATGAGAACTGTGTCATTAGCGCCTACTGCTAAGCGAGCTACTGTGTCGGCTGCTGTGGCAGCAATAATGTCACCTTTAGCATCTACAATAGTTTTGGCTATTCCAGCGGCAGCATTGTTAAATACTGTTGTATCAATCGAAGAACCTAGCGTACGAATGGCTGCTGCGCCATCTTTAACCAGGTCTGTGTCATTGGGTGTAGTCCACCCATAGTTGGTTGTCGTTGCCATTATTCTCCTTGATTAGGCTACTATTGTAGCGTTATTCCAGTCCAAAGTAGGACTTAGCGTGTTCCATTTTTCGGTAATTGGTACTGAGTTCCACCTAAACGCCTGCAAGCTAAAAGCAATAGGCGATACAATAATTGTCAAATCCAAAGCATTGAATCGGCTAGTCCAAGTCCAACCCTCAACAAAACCCTGATAACGACCACTTGCGATATTGGCTGGCAAATCCTCAATGTCCAGAGGCAAACCCATAAAGATACCCAAAGCCTGATCGCGTGATACATCTGGGATATTAGGGTTAGTCAATGGGAAAGTAATAGCTTTGAATTGGTCTTGAGGAAAAGCCCTGATCTCTAAATAAAATGCAGCTTGATCTTCAGCATCGGATTTGTTTTCAATAGTAGTTAAAATGTTTTGTGCTTGATAACCATAGGTTGCAATAGATGCAGCATCGGATGCAGTTTCTTGAGCATTGTTTTTGTAAGTAATAGTGACTTCATTGCGAAGATCACCTAAGCGCCTAGATGTTGCAATACTTGAAGCATAAGCCCAGCCAGCGTCAACATAGGCATAACCATTAGCTGCTAAGTATTGAGCCCTGTGTGTGCTATCTGCATAGCCAATTCGACCACTTGCATCCTCATAGATGTAGCCAAGCCCTGATCTAGCCAAGTTAGCAACAAGACTATAAACATCTGTGGTGCTAGCAGATCGAGCAGTAAGCTCATAGTCTCCAGGGCGATCGATTTCACCTAATCCAGAGTTCTCAGCATTTTCCCAAGTAGTTGTTGGATTATAGGCTGCCCAAGTTTCAGCAGCCGGTACTTCATTCCATTGGTCAAATAGAACATCTTGCAGAATCTCATAAATTTGATCGCCGTCAAAATCTTTAGATAATACGCCTTGAGTAAGCGTTTTAGGCAGTTTAGATAAAGCACCTAATGCTGTGACGGTTATAGCCTGAGTAATGGCTGGTTCGCCTGTTCTGACGGTTACATCAATGTCTGTAACATCTCCACCAAAAATAGGAACATAAGTACCGCTTGAGTTTTTGACCTTGACTACTACTGAATCATTGACATCGATACCTGTTGCAGCTTCATTTAAGTTAAGAATGGTAAAACGCGTGTATCCGGCAACCGGCTGAGAATAGATGTCTGATCGACCGGAAGTAATAGTCAGATCGGCAATGGTTAGATTAGTAACATCCCCACGACCATTGACCTCAACTGCGTAATCTGGAGTCCATATTGTCATGCAAAAGCACCAGCACCCAAAGTTCCACGATAAGAAGATTGGTTTAGAACATCTACGATTTGGCGAGCTGTTGACTCAGAATCGATCGCTCCATTGACTGTGATGTTGTTTTGGTAACTAACTGCCTGACCAGAATATCCACCACTAAAATTAGGTGTCTGCATAAATGGAGCATTGCTAATGCCTGGAGCAGGAGCAACCAAACTCACATTAGAAGCTCCACCAAATCCCAAGAAATTCTTGACCTTGTTGCCTGCATCAAATAAAAGCTGAAATCCTCTAATAAGTTTTCCAACAGCATCTACTGCTTCACCTATAACAAATGCAATAACTTCAAACGCTACCTTAAAAGCACCGCCCAAGAATGGTGCAAGGATGTTTTTAGTAAATGACCAAAGACCTCTAAATGCTTCTTCATTTTCTATAACTGCATTTTTAATAGTGTCAAAGATTTTCTTAAGACCGTCAAAGACTGGGATCAAAATAGTCTTAGCAACTCTAGCGATTTCATTAAATGCGTTCTTTAATCCAGAACCACCTTCAAAGCCTGCAACAAATGCTGTAATGGCTGGCACTACATATCGAACAATGTTCTCGACCAAAGGAGTTATGGCATCGAGAATAAATGCCCCGACTGTTTCCTTAGCTTCATCAAAAGCTATAGATAGGCGAGCCATCTTTCCTTGAAAGGTATCTGCCTGGATAGTTGCCTGACCTTCAAAGGTTGCAGCTAGTTTGGCTGTTATCTGCTCGAAATCAAGGGTTTTAAGTTCCGCCTTAGTAAGACCTACCCCAAGCCTTGAAAGCCCGGCTAAGTTGCCTTCCTGGGCTTTTGAAAGGCTTTCTGTGACCGCCTGTAGGCTTTTACCAGTACCAGCAGCAATATCAATGGCAATGGACTGTAACTTCTGTGCCTTAGTAACATCCCCGGTTGCTCGAGTTAATCGATCTAGGGATGGGCGAAGCTGATCGTCTGTGATACCAAATAACAAAGATTGCTTGAGAACATAATCCTCTGTTGCTGCGATCTGGGCATCTGTAGCCCCAGTAACATTTCTTAATGTAGCAGCGAGTTTAGCTTGGGCAGCTTCATCTTCAATAGCAGATTTAACACCCTCTACTGCTAACTTGCCAGCATAAACAGCAGCAGCAGCGCCAGCAGCTAAGAATGCAGCCCCCGCAATTTTGCCAAACTTTGAAATTTTATCGCCAAAAGTCTGAACTTCAACTTCACCTTTGTTAAGGTTTTTTGTAAGGTTATCAATATCCGCAAGGATGGAAAGTTTAAGCGTTCTAGAACCAGCCATTACTTATCCCATTCCTTGACAATTTTAGAAAATGCTTCTTCCCACTTAGCAATGATCTCTGCCTGATTAGCTCTTAAAGTAGGATAAATGAAATATCCAGCATTACCACGCTTGCCAAATCTGGCTGTTCTTGGAGCAAACTGAGGATGATTCTTAGAACCAAATTCAGCACCGGCAAGAAGTCCGTTACCGCCTGCCCCTTTGCCTTTACCGCCTAAATTAAATTGAGTAGTTGCTCCACCACTAAACTTCTGTTGAGCAAAACCAATTCTTATCTCACCAACCTTTGATGTTGAACTTACTTTAATACCGTCTGCAACTCTAGAAGCTACATTTGGATTTGGAGCAGAACGAGCAGCAGATTGAATTTTGTTTGTTAGCTCTTTAGCCAGAGCATTAACTTCACGCTTGGCTTCTTCTTGCGCTTCTTCATCCATAGCTTTAAAAGCCCTAATGATTTTAGATAGTTCTTTTTTATCATAGGCAAAAACGCGGTTGTCAATAATGTCACTAGCCACGATGCCTCGCTTCCAAAACCTCTATTGCTGTTAAAATATCTTCTGCCGATTGCCACTCTGACATTGGTATATGAGTTGCTATTGACAGTTCAACTAAGAGTCGGCTTACGCTTCCTCTTGGATGACTTTTGGGTCATCGGTTCCCACCTCGACATCTGCCACCGTCTCCATCCAAATCTCTAATGGCTTTGTTGGCTTTCCACCTGCATCACGCTTCATTGCTGAATGTGCTACAAATAAGATATCCCACATACCACCAAAGTTAGAGATAACCTTTTTAGTTGTCATCTCCCACTTGGCGTAATCTGGCGGTCTGACTAGGTAAGTATCTTCAGACCCATCATTATATTTAATTGTTATATTTTGTTGCATTGTTTGCTCCCGTTTCTATTAATTAAAATGCTTCTGCTGGTATTCCGATAACCTGGAATGATAGAGATACAGTCTGTGCATCTGGTGCAGTTCCGCCTGCTGATGGCCATGATGGCAATACTTGGAAACTGAATACTGCGCCTGATGCTGCTGTGAATACTGTTGCAATGCCTGTGTTTGGTGCTGACTCTGACACGCCCCATAGGATCTCACAAAGAGAACCAGTTGCGCCCCAGTCTGCCAACATTTCAACATTGAATGTGAAATTGTTATCTGTCACTTTGAAAGATTTTCCATCAAGTGTTTGATAGGTTTCGCGAGTCATTTCGCCGATAAGCGTTGCTGATGTTGCCTGTGCATCGAAATTGTTACCACCAATGGTAAAGGTAACATCCCGACCAGTAATTACTGTGGTAGCCATATTTTCTTCCTTTAGTTTGTTTGTGTGTAGTAGGTGGATACTCTTATGTCAGCCACTAAAACATTAGATGGACCGACTTGAGTAACCGTTGGTTTGTCAACCGTTCCGACTGCATACCCGGCTGGGATTACCTTCAGAACGCTTATTACTAGCTGCTCGAGATTGTCAAGCGATGCAGGGTTACTATTATAGGCAACCGCTACAGATATAACGATATTGATCTTAGTGCGTATCTGGGATTTTCCCAGAGTCTCTAATTCAAGATATGGAGAATCTGGAACCATAACTACGAAAGGAACCATTGGAGCTTCTGGCACATAGGCATAAACATTGCCGGCAACAGTTGCAAAGGCTGTTGCTAATGGTTGTCTGATTGTGTCTAAAATTGTGTTGGGCATTATTGCACCATTGAATCGGTATCAATAAACGGACCTAAAAGCCCTGACACTCTATTGAATAAACTGCGACCTAATCTATATGGGCTGACACTTGTAAAATCTATGCCTTCGATCTGTCCACCAGGAGCGATACGGCTTTGGAATACTTCTACTGATACCGCTAGAACTGCTGACTCTACGGCTGCGTTTCCAACATAAGTTGAAGCGCCTGAAAGAGTTGCTAAGCCTGATGGGATTACCTTGCGCTCTGTAATGTCTGCGTTTGTAATCGCGACAGTAAAGTAACCGTTAAATTCTCTGTAAGCCCCGTCTAAATAAATGCGTGAGCTTGATCGAACGATAAAATCCTCGATATCAATGTTGCTTGATTCTATAATTGTAAATGTTCCGTTAAAGGGAGCGCCTACGCCTGTAATGACTACGCTCTGACCATCGGAAAAGTTGTTATCGCCTAGAACTCCATAAGTTGCAATGTTATCTTGCAATGTAACTGTGTCAATAGGACTTGAGTACTTAACGAGCATTGGCAAAATTATTGACTCTGCTGTGTCGATTATATCTGTTAAATATGCATCGTTGTAGAGGGATGTAGAGACACCAAGAATAGACCTTAGTTCTGCAACCGTAACTATTGAAGCCATCTTTACATCCTCTCTATTAAACGACTGGGGGAGCGATCGGGAGCAACCGCCCCCCCATGATTAGTTTGTGACTATGCAACCATGTAACGGTATGCGCCTGCTGCAAGCTTTGTAGCGATTGCGCCATAACCGTAGTATCCAACTTGAACTGCGCCAGTTGAAATTAGGTTTGTCTGTAGTGATAGACGAGGTGACTCGTACCATGTGTAAGCATCTGGGTTAACAATAATTGCTGTGTTATCTCCAGAACCTGACATTGTGCGAGATACGCGAAGGTTTAGACCGAGAAGGTTTCCGCGAACTGCTGTTGCAGTTAGGTCTCCGCCTGCGTTCTGTGGGTTAATTGTCTGTTGGAAAATTGGACGATTTGAACTATCGACCAAGCCCATTAGAGCGCCCCATTGATCTGGTGAAACGATAATGTTCTGAGCAAAGCCAAGAGTGTTTGTGTAAATTGAAACTGCTGCATCTGCAACAAAGTCAGCTACTAGAGCGCCTGTTGTAAATGCTGCTCGATTTCCGCCGTCTGTTCCGTTTGTAGCCAAAACAACTCTTACTGCTTCGTCTGTGGCTTTTGCGTAAGCAAACTCCATTTGACGAACTAACTCAGCAAAAAATGCTGGTGATGAGCGATCTAGAAGCTCTAGTGAGAATGTTTGCTGTCCGATATATTTCTTAACATCTACTGAAACAAATGCTGCGTTCTGATCTGTCTCTGATGGTGTTCCGAATTCAGCTGCGACTGCAACTGTTGGTGCAACTGTGATTTTAGGAATTTCAAATGTCATTCCTGCATCTGGTAATGCTCCGCGAGAAATTGAATCAATAACTGGACGATCTGCATTTGAGATGCCGTTAATGACCTCTGTTAATTGACGAGTAGGAACTAATCCTGCGTTGTCTGTTAAATCCGCAGCAGCAGCAACATACATCTTTGATGTTTCGTTGCCTAGTGATGCGCGAACTGAATGCTCGAGATAAGATGCCTTATCCACGATTGGGTTACGAACTGTGACTGAAGTGTAAGGTGCTGTTGCAGCTTTTACTTCAACTTTTGCAGCCTCTACCGTTTCTGCGGCAGGAGCGACTTCTGGAACGGTAGTGTCTGACACTTGTTCTCCTTCTGTGGTTTTTGGTGTTTCATCCTGAACTTCGGGTTCAGAAACTTTGTTATCTTCAGCAGCGACTTTTTGAACTTCCGCTCCTGGTATTGCTCCGTCTGTGACCAAGCTGACCTCTATTAGCTTAGAAGCGCTGATAGCCATTACTCCGCCTTTGTTATCCCATTCTTCAACATCTACGCCAACGCTAAAATCTGAACGAAGCCCTGTAGCAGCTTCTTCCAATGCATCGTTGCCTGCTGTTGTCTTAGCGATCTTAAAAGATGCTGTAATGCCTGTGTCATCCTGTGACCACTCCATGAGTTTTCCTAATGGGCGTGTTTGGTCATGTTGTAGAACCAACTTGGTGTTTTTAGAAAATTCGATTGAATTAGGCTCGAACATTGTTGGCCCGGCTGATGTATTGCCTTCAGCGTTCCATTGAACTATGCGACCAGCGATAATGCGAGACTCTGCATCTGCTGCCGTTAGTGTTACTGGCATTGTTATCTTCATTAGCTGTTCTCCTTGTTGTCGATCAAATCTTCTTCTTCTCTAATCTGCTCGACTGTCATTGCGCCGATGCGATTCAAGATTTCATAGACTTGAGCGCGTTGTAATGGATCGCCACGCAAGAACTCGTCTAACGAGAAGCGAACCTCTGTTGTACTAGACACGAAATCTGGCATTGAGAGCCTTTGTTCAATACTTGTTAAAACATATTTCATCGAGAAGTCGATAAGAGCCTTGCGCTCCGAAATTGCGTTGCTATAAGTCATGCTAGTTGTTTCAGCGCTTACGAAATATGCAGGAAGGTTGCAAGCGCGAGCCAATTCGAGCGCGACATATTGACGAGCTTCATTAAGCTGTAGTTTTGCAGGATCGATGCCCAGCGCTTGCAACTCTACATCTGCGTTTAAGAATGCAGTTGATTTGTTTAGTCTTGCCGTTCTCCATGATTCAAGAAGTTTTGCAATGCGCTCTGCTGGAAGGTTTGTGCCATTTGACTTTAATACTTGAAGAGGAACTGGCTCTTTAGCAAACGATTCAGCAGCCTGTTCAAGCGCATGAGCTGCACGAATTGTGCGCCCTGCTCTATTTAGCAAACCTTCATCTAATCCATAAAATACAACAAGTGATCCAACGCCTTGATTAGGAACGATTGAACCATCAACTTGATAACCAATAATCTCTGTTTGTAAATGATTTAATTTAGGAGTTACACGATCTGGTGCTACGCGAGTCCATGCACGAACTCTTCCCGTGTCACCATATTGCTCTAAAACCTGACCATACCCAAATCCATTTAGCCAAATATCTTCTGCAAGCCATGCATAGATAGCAGAGCCAGGAACTCTTGGATCGGGTTGGTTAATTACTGAAGGTGCCGCAACATGAGAACCATTTAACTTTGAATAAACTTCTAATGGTAATCCTGCAAGTGTTGAGCAAATAATGTTACGCGCTCTTGCAATTGTTGGAATCGCCATTGCTTGTCCGCGTGTAGCAGTAGATGGCGTAAATGTAAAGGGATTGAACGATGCTGTGTTATTGAAGGGAGCAGGTGTAGAAGCTGCATCGACTGTGATTTGAGCAGGAGCAGATTGTGGCAAGAAAAATTCTTTAATTCCCATTGGACATACTATACACTATATGCCCAGTTTTTAGACACTATCCGAACTGAATGTCAACTTCTGTCTCTGCGCGTGTCGCAAAATGTGTAACCATTGCAGCCGATACTGCGCCACAGATTATTCCAGATGCTTTACGCCCCATGACCCAACCGCCATCGCCTCTTTGAAGCTTTACAGCAGATAACACTTGTTTGTCGAGTTCCTCTTGCCCCTCATGCACAATTCGACCACTAGACACAGCAGAAACGAACTCATCGCAACTTTGTTGATAATCAGGAGCATTGATTTCATAAACTGGGATTCCTGCCGGTGCTAATCGAGCTGCAACTGCGGCAGCCGTAGATTTAGAATAAGCAACATAATTAACTGGGAACTTTCGAACCCAGGGAGCAATATCATTAGCCATTTGTTTATCATCGATTGAAACTGGATTGAACCAAGTCTGTAAAAGTGCAACCATGAAGCGATCTCCATCGATTCTTTGACCAGCAACCAGACTTGCATGTTTTCTGTCTGGACTTAGATCGATAGCCATCCAAGTATCCTTCTCGCGATCAAGCTTGAACGAGTCATCCTTGCATTTCTTCCATTCTGCCTCTGAAATGACCGGGTTAATCATTGAAACAAATTGACAAAGGATTTCTGTTCTAAATATGTCTTCTCTGTCTGATAAAGAGTCTTTGATGTTATCTTCATGGACTGTGTGACCTAATGATGGATTGGATTGATACCAGGCTTCTTTGTCATCAATGTTAGCCCCGGGTTCAGCAGACCATTCAAACCATCCAATAGAATCATCGGCTCCACTTGCAGCAGCTAATCCGCGTTCTCTGAATTTGAGCAATAGAACCGATCCAGCATGACCAGCATTGGAATAGAAGTAGGCTTGAGGATTTTTATTTGACATTTGAGTAAATCGCATTGATGACCAGACATCTTCAGTATCAAATTCTCGTAATTCGTCAATGTGGATTACATCTGGCCCTGCTATACCACGAGCTGCGCTGTTTCCGGCTCTAATTAAGTAACGCGCCCCATTTTTAAATCTGATCTCTTGACTTCCCTTTGATTCAAACTTCTTAGCAAAGTTCTCTTGCAAGATATGTGAGTCATCGATCATTTGACCAACCTTGAAAAATA